ATTCTAATTGATACTGCTAATCTATTTTTTAAATCCAAATATGTAGTCCGATCAAATGATCCAGAACTAAAAGTAGGTATGGCATTTCATATTATTTTTAGCAGTATTGCAAAATCCTTTCGTGATTTTGGTGGCAAACATGTTGTATTTGCTTTAGAAGGCAGAAGCTGGCGTAAAGACTTTTACGAACCATATAAACGCAATAGAGCAGAATTACGGGCACAACTATCTGCGGCAGAACTAGAAGAAGAAAAGATGTTCAATGAGGCGTTTTCAAGTCTTATTGAATATTTAAAAACAGAAACTAATTGCACCGTTGTTCGACATCCTCGTTGTGAGGCAGATGATTTTATCGCAAGATGGATTCAAACTCATCCAAACGACAAGCATGTAATAATTAGTAGTGATAGTGATTTCTATCAGTTAATCAATGAAAATGTAAGTCAGTATAATGGAATTTCTAATCAGCATATCACAATTGATGGGGTTTTTGATGATAGAGGAAAGCCAGTAAAAGATGCCAAAACCAAAATGCAAAAAACAATTGGTGATCCTAAATGGGTATTGTTTGAAAAATGTATTCGTGGCGATGTAAGCGACAATGTGTTTTCTGCATATCCCGGTGCAAGGATAAAAGGATCAAAAAATAAAGTTGGATTATTAGAAGCATATGAAGATATGAGTATGAAAGGATTTAACTGGAATAACTTTATGCTACAACGATGGACAGATCATGATGGGGTAGAACATAAAGTATTAGACGACTATTCCAGAAATAAAACACTAATTGATCTTACCCAACAACCACAACATATTATTGAAGAGTTAGATAAAGTTATAGCTGAATCAATATTGCCAAAAGAAGTAACACAAGTTGGTGTTAGATTTATGCGTTTTTGTGGAAAGTATAATTTGCAAAAAATAAGTGACCGAGCAAGTGATCATACTACATATCTAAACTCAAGATATAATATTTAAAATCTAAAAAATGGATAAATACTTTTATAAAAAATGAGTATTTACCCAATGGCAAGACCTAAACCAAAAGTATTATTACGTTTATGTAATGAATACACACATAAAATAGAAGAAGTATTAGCAGTAGATGGAATCTTTGCAGTATTCTATGATAATGTTCCAATTAGTTTAAAGTGGGCAAGTGAATTTGCTGATGAAGCCCAACCAAAATACAGAAAAACTTTTTTTCCTAGTTATGCTCATGCAAAAAATTTAGCCACCAGATTAAATAAACAGTTTAATACTACTAATTTTACTGTTGTTAAACTAAATACTGGAACACCGTGTAATGAAGCAGAGAAGAAATAAACTAGTAAAATTATTATCAGATAATAATCCGAATTTAGAAATAACCGAGTTCATTATATTTGGTAATTATCAAGGAATGAGATTAAGTATGGAAGGTTATACTCTTATGAAAAAAGAATATAACTTTTACAAATTTCCTATCTCTTATAGAATCACTCCAATTCGCAAGGTAAAATTAAATAAAAATATGGATATTCCATATTATATTACTGACAGTAATATATTTCTATTTTCCGAAATAGACGCATTTTCTTTGCAAGTGATTGGTGATATTGCCATATGGATAGATTCAATTTCTATCTGAATTTCTTTCCTATTGACACTCTTTCTAAATCCATATATACTATACATGGAATAAAGGAGATTTGTCATGCGGTCAAAAGTTGATATAGAAATAGAAAAATATATACAAGAAGTTATAAAAGAACTTCATGGTTCTAAACTCGATCCTAATATAGTTGTACTTTCCAAAGAATGGTATAAAAAATTTACTGGAACTGAATATTCAGAAAAAAACAACATAAAAGAATTAGTAGAAATGTATATGACTATTCATCAAAACACTTGACAACCGACAACGAATCAAGTAAGATACCTTATACAAACCGAAATGCCTAATTGGAGAAAACACAAATGGCTGACAATCAAACTCGCACAGTTAAACTAAGCGAAGCAAAAAAATACGCAAAACATCACTTTAAACATAAACGCCCATTTTTCCTATGGGGTGCCCCCGGTATTGGAAAAAGTGATCTAATCGCTGGCATTGTCAAGGAAATGAAAAATTCTTGTCTAATTGATGTGCGGCTCCCATTATGGGAACCAACTGATATTAAAGGTATTCCATATTACAATTCTGTTAATAATACTATGACTTGGGCTGCTCCAAGCGAACTACCAAGCAAAGAATTTGCTGCACAATATGACACGGTTGTATTGTTTCTTGATGAATTGAATGGTGCTGCACCAGCGGTTCAAGCTGCTGCATATCAGCTAATTCTAAACCGTCGCGTTGGTACGTATGAACTTCCCAGCAATGTTGTTATTGCTGCTGCTGGCAATCGTGAAAGCGATAAAGGTGTTTCTTATCGTATGCCAAAGCCACTAGCTAACCGTTTTCTACACTATGAAATTCGCGTAGATTTTCAAGATTGGCAAAATTGGGCAATCGGTAATGGCATTCATCCAGACGTAGTAGGCTACCTAACGTTCTCAAAAGGTGATCTGCATAAGTTTGACCCATCTTCTACTGATCGCAGTTTTGCAACCCCACGGTCATGGTCTTTTGTTAGTGAATTGCTTGATGATTGTGCAAGTTTCAATCCAGAAGAAATTACCGATATGGTTTCTGGTGCAGTTGGCGAAGGTGTTGCATTGAAATTTAATGCTCACCGTGCAGTATCAAGCTTGCTACCTGATCCTACTCTTATTCTTAAAGGTAAGATTACTGATCTAAAAACTCGCGAAATTTCAGCTATGTATTCTCTTGCAACCTCATTGTCATATGAGTTGAAAACACAATATGATGTTATTGGTAGAGAAATTCAGCAAGAAGACTTCAACGAAATGCTCGACAATATGCTTGGATTTTGTATGAAACACTTTGACCCAGAAATGAGTATTATGAGTATTCGTGTTCTTGCTACACAATACAATATGAAACTTCCACTTCGCAAACTTAAAAATGGTATGGCATTTTTTGAAAAATACGGTGATCTTGTTCTCGCCGCTGCCTAATAAAAGCGGGGGAAACCCCGCTTTTTTCTTGACACATACACAAATCTATGATATTATAAATCATAACATATAGTGAAGGAATCACCATGTCTGAACTGGCTGAAAAAAAACTTGTTAAAGCACGTTTGAAATTATTGTTTAAACACCCATTTTTTGGGCAAATGGCTTTGCGAATGAAATTGGTTGATGTCACAGATGAAGGATGGTGCAATACTGCAGCTACCGACTATCGTAACTTTTACTACAATTCAAAATTCATTGAAAAAATTGATGATGATGAAGCAGTTTTTCTAGTTGGTCACGAATTGGGTCATTGCATTTTTGAACATTTTCTTCGTCGTGACAAACGAGAAAAAGATATTTGGAATATGGCAGGAGATTATGTAATTAATCTTATGCTAAAACGTGAACATATTGGTAGGGTTATTACTACTGTTCCTATCCTAATAGATGATAAATATAAAGATAAAACTGCTGAAGAAGTTTATGATGACCTTATCAAAAACAAAGCTGCAAAAAAACAAACATTGGACGTTCACCTTGAATTTTCAAATGGCGAAGAAGATGGCGATGGTAAAGCCAAAGGCGACAGCGAAGGAAAAAATGGAAAAATTCCTACATTGAAAGAATCTGACAAAAAAGCACTATCTGATGAAATTCGTCAAGCTGTTTTGCAAGCAGCAGTTGCTGCAGGAAATGTTCCCGGCGAAATTAAACGACTTGTTTCTCAGTTGACCGAATCAAAAATGAATTGGCGGGAACATTTGCGAGCTACTATTGAAAGCACATTAAAAACAGATTTTTCATGGATGCGACCAAACCGCAAAGGATGGCATATTGGGGCCATACTTCCCGGTATGACTCCCGGTGAAGATATTGAAGTTAGTGTAGGAATTGATACTAGTGGAAGTATTTCTAATATTATGCTGCGAGACTTTTTGAGTGAAGTCAAAGGCATTATGGATCAATACGAATCATATACTATTCGTGTATGGCAGTTTGACACTCGTGTATACGGGTATGAAACATTTACTCACGATGATGGTAAAGATATTTCATCATATAATATCAAGGGTGGTGGTGGTACTGATTTTATGGCAAATTGGGAATTCATGAAATTGAATGGTATTGAACC